ATTCCGGTTTGTAAAAGTAGAGTGTTAGCATCTTTCATCTTAGCGACACTTTCAGCGCTTGCCCCGATAGCTTCCAAGTCGCCCTTGATAACAAGCATCGCATCATTTAAGTCCGACATATAGTTTGCCGTGTCTGACTGTCCAGCATCGTAAGCATCAATCAACGGGATTTCACTTTCAAAATCACCCATACGATAGCGGTTGTTCCACCACTCAACGACGGGAACATCTTTGTATTCATGCTTCGTGATTGTATCAACTGCCAATTTTACCGAACCACTAGAAAATGGTTTGAAAGTGATAACTTGGTCTTTAGTGTAAACCGTCATATTCACTTTATCAGCGAAAACTGGAAGATGAACGGCACAAATGATATTCTGTTCGACTGTCAAATCACGGATCACAAACATTTCAAGCGGACTGATAGAAACTACTCTATCTGCTCCGTCTTTATCTCGGAAGTGATATTCAAAAGCACGTCCATAGATTGAAGCATCTAGTGCTAAATCTCCGTTTAAAGCGTTGATGTCATTGTTCCACTCGATTTCTTGAATTGTGTCAAGTTGCTCTTTGTTTGCGCCCTCTAAAATACCGACTGAAACGGGATTTCCAATAACGTAGCTTGTTGCAAAGCTAGAAATATATCCGCCCCACTTATGACGGACACGATAATCTGCTTTCTCATTGTCAAGTCGTCTATGCCCGTTCAAAATACTGTAATTGTCGCCTTTAGCGTATGAAGATAGCACTTTCAAGCGTTTTTGCTGACTACTGAAGAAAGTATCAATCATATCTCTAAACGCCTTCTTACCGTTCGCAGTATTTAATAATTCATCGCTTGAAGCGTATCTGAATTGCTCGTTTGCGATTGTTCCAAAGTATAGACTGTCAAACCTCGTCTTTGTAGTCGTGTCTATACCGTGTTCAAATTCGTTTACTTTATCCACTCTTTACCTCCTAAACATCTTATTGATTTTACTGATAGCCTTGTCAATGTCCACATCTTTTCTTGTTTGATAAATCCTATCTTGCAAGGCGTAGCGTATAGCATCTATGCAGTGATTATAGCTATCGACTGGCTCGTTGATGTATTCGTTTGTTTTCTTGTCTTTCTTCCAAGTATAATTCTCAAGTTCTTCAATCAGCTTTACGCATCTTTCATCTACTATCCAATCATACTGAAGCAAGTATTGAATACCTTGCATAACTGAGCCAGCGCCCTTTTGAACGTCTATCACTCGTGGAATACCAAGATTTCTTAATTCTTGATTTGATTTCTTTTCAGCGCTATCCGCTCTGATTTGCTCTTTAGCATATCCAAGCGCTTTTATCGCTTCAGCTATCTTGTCATTCGTCAAGCCTTTTCTAACAAATTCCTCAACGACATACAAACGCTTGTTTTCGTCGTCTATCCTTACATGAAGCAAGGCTGACGGGTCATTAATAAAACCATAGTCAAGACCAAAATAAGCTGGTAAATGCGCCAGTTCTTCTTTGCTAAGCAGTCGCTTTTCATACTTAGGAAAAATCAACTTGTCAAGTGTCGCAAACTCTCCCAAAGCATAGATTTTATAATAGGCTTCATTTCTATTTGCTAGTTCCTCGATATTCTCGATAGTAACTTGATCTAAAAAGCGATTGTCTTTGTATGATGTATGATAAACAACTGTATTTTTAGGCTTATTCACAAAAAAGGCGTTATAAGTCCAGTTCACTTTAGATACAGGGTTAAACATTAAGAAGATTTGTTTATTTAAGTGTTTCTTATCCCTTAAACGCAAAGTTAACTGTGTATAGTCATCAAGCGTAAACTCTGATGCTTCTTCCATGACTACGTCTGATATGCCTTTGATTGACTTGATTTTTTCAGGATTGTCTAAACCTTTAAATATAAATTGTGCGCCGTTTGGTAACTCAATCCGATATGCCGAATTATTGACCTTGCACTTATCTAATAACTGCCATTTTTCCAAACATTGCTTCACATCTTCAAAAATAGAGTCATAGACCGTTGCGCCTACTTTACGCAGGAATAGAACCTTGCGAGGATGCTTCCAGTCTTGACAAGACTTAAAGACAACCTTTTGTATCACGCCGTGACTTTTACCACTTGAAGCACCGCCATAGTGGACTTCGGTAAATGTTGAATAATCGTATAGCTTGTCAAAGATATGTTTGTTGAAAACTCGACTTGGATAGTCAATGATGATATTGATTTTCGGTTTATTCTTCGTTATCATCCCAATCACCAACTTTTATATCAATAGTTTTTTGAGTGATTTCTTGCCTATCCACAAACAAGCCATAACGTTTTCCAAGGTCAACCGCTGCGCTCTTTCTTGTTGACACGTTCGGTTTAGCATCCATGACTTTTTGATAGCCGTCGCCGTCAAGGACCAATAAAGGCTCGGTTATTTCTCCACGCATGACTGCCGTTAAAAATTCAAGTACTTCTTGCTGGTCTGCGACACGTTCAGACTTTAATTTTTCTAGTTGTTCGTCTATATAGGCTTTTACGTTAGCTTTTGCAAGCAATCGACTTCCATTTGTCCTTGCGACATCATCGTTCTTAATATTCGGATACGCCTTTTTATAAGCCTTAGTTGCGTTTAATTCGATGATGTACTCATCGGCAAAAATCTTTTGTTTTTCGGTCATCCCATTTTCCACCACCACCTTTCAAAACAAAAAAGCCAGCGTAAAGCTGACTGATTTTAATAAGGACTTTTTAAATGCAAGGCGACTGCATAGCCTTGCGGAGAATCAATAGTATATTGTCTTTTTTAATTTATTTTTTTGCAGTCATAAGGCGACGGCTGGAATCGAACCAGCGGAGCAAAAAGTTTGTTTGGCTTACTTTGTAAAAATCAATAGTGTGAAAAGAACCTTTCGTCGCCGTAAAGGTCGCAATGCCCTTTGTAAAATATATATAGAAGTTTGTCAAACTTCATACTATCTGACAATATCATGATACCACTTTAAAACGTTTCATGTTTCCGCAAAAAGTTCACTTTTGAAAGCGATTAAATCACCGCCTCGATACTGTTCAGCGAACGCAAGACACGCTCTATTCAAGTAGTCTTGAAATTTTGTTTTTTCAATCCATAGCTTTTCTTGGATCTCGTAGTTTAGCATCGGTTCAGTCGCTAAATACTTGTTAAACAAAATAAAGCGATATTTTGGATTGAATAAGCGACTAACTGCTTGCTCGATTTCTTCCAGTTCCCTTGAAGCATCTACACGCCTAATTGCTAGTTTCTCAACTTGTTTAGACGGGCCATTGCTTCCTCTTGGTTCAAACGTAATCAACTGCGTTACTCGTTGTTCAGGTAAGTCGCAAGCAATTTCACGAATGCGTGGATATTGTCGCAATACTTTCTTCACGTTTGAAATTGTCTTCTTCTCGTTGATTTCTTGAAATAACACTTGCGCCCCTTTCTTTATGCTTCACCTATCAAAACATTGACCGGTATTTTGAAATAGGTTGCCACGTCTTCGACAATGTAATAATTCGGTTGTTTACGCTTGTTTTCCCATTTCTCAATTTCTGATACTGTATAACCTAAAATTTCAGACAGTTCATTGCGTGATAATTTCTTATCTAGTCGTTTCTGCTTCAGCATAAATGCGAAGCGCTCGCATTGTTTCTTAGTCAGTTTATCGACTTCAAGTTTTATCAATCGTTTACCGTTTGGACACTTTTTTGTGTATGAATCAAAAGAATAATAGCGTAGTTGTTTAATAGATATTCCAGTTTCTTCGCTTATCTCTTTAAGCGTTCCGCAAGATAAGAAAGTGTCTTGTTGATAGAGTGCGTATTCATTTTCATTTTCTACTTCCATGCTCTAAATCCTCGATCAATCGTTTCAAATAAAACTCCGCTTTCTTTAAATCTTCGATACCGTTCTTTTTATGAAATCGCAAAACATACTTTACAACGTTACCCCAAAAGAAGCCGGCTTTATATTCAGGGCAAGGTTTAAATGCATCAATCACGTCCAAGGCTTCAATCCCACTTTCTGAAATGTAATGTCTCGGTTTATTTACGTTATCGTTCATCTTAAATCCTCACTTTTCACAAATGAACCGTTAACCATTTTTCCTTTTCGGTTCTTGATCTCGTTATAAGCTAGTTCAAAGCATTCAGCAATAGACCAGCCTTTCTGTTGGCAGTAAATCGTTAATACTACCAAAATATCCCCGACTGCATCTTTACCGTCTGCTTCACGCTCTTTTAAATGCGCTTGTGCAAGTTCGCCCGCTTCTTCAAATAATTTCAACGCTTGCGCTGTGCTATTATCAGGATTGTCCAACCCTCTTTCTTTCGCCCACTGCTCGACTCTGTGTGCCAATAATTCCATGTTTGTCGTCATAATTGCTCCTTATCTGTGTGTTAGTCTCGGTAAAACTTCATTTACAATGAATGTATAGTTCGGAGTAAGTATAATTTTTAAAACTGAAAATGTAATATAAAGGAATCCGTTTGTACAAGTAGTGATAAAGACTAATTTCACTAATCTTCCCACTTTTTCTCTTTTTTCTTTTTTTCTAGCTTTGATTTCTTCATGTTCTTTTTCGTCTTCATATTCCCAACTATAAATATAATCTCCATGACCGCCGAAATATTCAAGTGTTGAAATAATTAAAATACACAATGATATAATCACAAGTATTGCAAAAATAAATTGCAGAAAATCGAATACATCATACATCATCTTTTCTTTTAGCAACGTTTCATAAATCTGTGGTGCATTCCCTTTGAAAGTCGATAACAAAGACCTCACTTCGTCCGTTGTCATGTTCAGCATCTTAGCAAGTGCTTGTAAAACATCATCCATTAAATCTCTACCTCATTTCCAATTTCTGTATTATTGTATTTTTCTTCACTCACCACAAAAACATTCCCGTTTACCGTTATAGTAAATAGACTTCCGATTTTTCGTTTTTCCGTAACCTTGCCCGTAATCTGATATTTGCTATCAGCATGATAAACAAGTAAAGGTTTTTCTTGCTCGTCTATAATCGACCGCTGCATAAACAACAAGCAAGTCGTAAGTAAGGCATAGCCAATTAAAAAGCATTTCATTCAGTAACCTCCTTTTCTACATCGTTTTGGAAATAATCTTTGAGTTTCTCCAAAGCAAATTTTTGTCCTTCTTTTATAAATTCCAGATAATCTTCGTCCGATAATATCATTCTTCAACCTCCTCAACTTCAAACAATGGACTATTAAATACTTCACCAAAGCCCCCGTCTTCTAATTGTTTGCGGGTGTGGCTAACTTCTATATCGTTATAATGTCTTCTCATTCCGAAATACCATTCTCGAGTAACTTTAGTGTATTTAAGAAATTTCGCCCCATCTGGAACCCCTTTTAATTTGATCATATACCGCTTCTCTTTCTCGATCTCGTATCCGTCAAACCAAGCGAGGGTAAATGTTCTTTGGTTATCCTCATTTTCTAACCACTTATTAACTCCAGGACCTCCATACATCATACCACCTGTTAAAGAGTAGACAGTTTTAGCAACCTCAATCCAATCCGCCACAAATTGCGGGACTTTTACTTTTTCGGGTTCGTCTAGTTGTTTTAAGTCTCTCAAAACTTGAGACGTATCAACCCTTCTGAAACAGTCATGGTTCAAATACTCGTATTTTTCAATCAATTCTTTTTTATTCATTTTTCAACTCCTTCAACTGTTCTTGATACCTTTTCTGTCCAAAACTTCGCATCTGTCAAGCCGTCTAATAATGCCTTACTTGTTGGCGACCAGTTTGGCGGGTCGTATATGCGATTAGTTGGGGCGAATACCCAAACAATCACTTTACAAGGCTTATTTTCGTTAAAAGGTAAACCAAAGTAATCTAGTAAAGTATTCCGCCCTTCGTAATGCGCAAGTTGTCGTAAAAACTTTGTGATTTTAGCTTTCTTTTGAAAGTGCAATCTGTCATTCGCTGAAATCATCTGTTTTCTGTCAAGTTCAAATTTTAAAATTAGTTTTTCCATGCGTTGCCCTCGTTTTATATTTCATCAAAAAAACTCAACTGGCTATTGTGTGAACTGATTCTTTTTTGTGCAATATCAAAATAATAATCATCAATCTCAGTTCCTATGAAGTGTCTTTCTGTGTCCAACGATGCAACCGCAGTCGTACCGCTTCCCATAAAGCCGTCGAAAACAATATCCCCGACATTTGAATGTTTAACAATGCACCGTTTTATTAATTCAATCGGCTTTTGGTTTTGGTGTATCAACTTTTCATGACTTACTCTTTTAAAATCCCAAACATCCGTTAAACGTTCGCCATTAAATGTTTTTCGTCCTTTATTTGCCAGTATTATCATTTCGTACTGTTTTCCGAATTGTGCTTCCAGGTCGCCAGCCGTGTGGTTGTTTTTGCGCCATATAATGATATTTTTTACTGTGAAATATTTTTCTATTTCTTTTTTAAAAAAATCAATCTTATCAAACGAACAAAACATATAAATTGCCGTATTATCCTTTAAAATCCGATAACATTCTTTTATGTATTTTTTTACCAATTCCGGATTGTCATCGTTTTGAATAACTTCTGAAAATCTATGATTTTTTTTCTGTAGTTTGTTTTATAATTTATTAAATAAGGCGGATCTGTTACGATTAAGTCAATACATTCATCCGGCAATTTTCCCATAAAATCAATGACATCTTCTTTTGCTATATAATCAATTCTGCTTAATTCCGTCATGCGCTCCCTCAATTTTTAGAACGGCAAATCATCATCTGAAATGTCCATTGGTGCGCCTTGTCTTGAAAAATCGGGCGCTTGTTGTTGTTCTTGTCCCCGTTGCCCTTGTTGATTTCCTTGTTGCCCTTTACTTTCTAATAGCTGGAATGTTTCTGCGACGACTTCTGTCACATAGACACGTTGTCCTTGCTGGTTATCGTAGCTTCGTGTCTGAATACGTCCAGTAATTCCAATCAATGCGCCTTTTTTCGCCCAATTAGCAAGGTTTTCTGCTTGTTGTCGCCACATCACGCAATTAATAAAATCAGCTTCACGTTCGCCATTTTCGTTTTTAAAAGTGCGATTGACTGCAAGGGTAAACGTAGCTACTGCCACATTAGACGGGGTATAACGTAAATTCACATCGTTTGTAAGTCGTCCGACTAAAGTTGTTTGATTAATCATAAAATGCTCCTTAAATTCAAATAATCAATTTTGTTGTATACTGTTCTTCTTGTAATGTTTAATTTTCTTGAGATTTCAGTTGGTTTTTTTCCTTCTTTAATCATTTTGATTAACTCATCATCTACATCTTTGTAAAATGGATGATTTTTTTTATTAGAAAAACGTTTTTTCGCTTCATCTGATATTTTTCTTCTTGTTTCTTCGCTTTGAACACTTCCTAAATTATGTAACGTTGTGTGTTCTGAACGTGAAATTATTTCTAAGTTTTGAATGCGATTATCATGTTTGATTTCATTTTTATGATGAACATCCTCTCCCAGTTTTAAAAATCTTCCGCAATTCATTTCAGCTATCACTCTATGTTCAAATATATAACCCTTTGTATCTGAATTTGGATGATCGTGGATACATAGCAAAACGTACCCAGCTTTATTCTTTTTTCTACCAGTAACATTCATCCACTGTCCGCAAATCTTCAAAGAGTATAGTATATCCTTTTTCCCGGCTCTCAAATTTTAATTCCCTTTCAGTTTGTTCAAAAGCATATCAGCTTGTTCTACTTGTGACTCTTTGATTTGTTTATAATCTGCAACTCCTAAATGTTGCAAGAACC